AAAATAAAAGATGTCATGGAATGTCACATATGAGTTGTGATATTATTATACTAGGAAATAAAGAAAGTTTTTGGCATCGCGTATTGCGGTGCCTTTTTTATTGCAAGGGGAAAGGCGTATGGTTACAGTATATTGTCCGCAGTGCGGAAGAAAAGTAGGAAGCCATAACGGAATCACAAAAATGAATTTGGCTTTTAATTGTAAAAAGTGCAAGAAGAGAATTTTGTATGATCCGGTAACGGCAAAAGTAACAGTAACGAAAATGCTTGAACGAACGACTTCAAGCGGAATGAGATTTGTTTAGGTGGTGTAAAAATGAACCGTGTACAACTTCAAGAGATTGTCAAAGGACAGTATGGACGAAAAATTGCATATACAAACGCGGAATCCATAACTCGTGACAATGTAGTTGAAGTTATTGGAAAATGTATTGGTGTGTTTTACTGGAATAAATCAGTAATCAAATATTTATGGGATTACTACAAGGGGGATCAGCCAATACTTTATCGCCAAAAAATAACGAACGAAGATATAACCAACAAAGTTGTAGAAAATCATGCGTATGAGATTGTACAGTTTAAGGTTGGACAGACATATGGGGAACCGGTTCAGTTTATCAGTAGGAAAGATGATGAAAAAGTAAATAAGGCAGTTGATACATTAAATGACTTTATGTCAGATGCTAACAAGCAGGAAAAAGACATTAAGGCTGGAGAATGGCAATCCGCTACTGGAACATCTTTTAAAGCGATACAGCCTAAAAAGGGAGACATTCCTTTTCGGATAGTGGCACCAACACCGATCAATACGTTTGTTATATACAACGAAAGCACAGAAGAACCAATTCTTGCGGTGCAGGAACTAAAAGACGAAAAAGGAAAATTCTATAAAATGGCATTTAGTAACACAATGTCATTTAGAATAGTTGATAGCAAGGTTATTGAATCAAAACTTCACACTTATGGCGAAATTCCCATTGTTGAGTTTCCAAATAACCATGAAAGAATATCAGATATCGAACTTGTTTCTGGTATTCTGGATTCAATAAACAATATGCAATCAAACAGAATGGATGGTATCGAACAATTTGTTCAATACTGGGTTAAGTTTATAAATTGTGAAGTTGATGAAGAAACATTTAGAAAAATGAAAGAAAGCCATGCGTTGGTAGTAAAGTCCATAAATAAAGACAATAAATCCGATGTTGACATAATGACACAAGAATTGAATCAAAGTCAATGTCAGGTGGCAAAGGAAGATTTATGGGATAATGCTCTTTCAATTCTGGCAATTCCAAATAAACAGGGAAATACCGGAGGCGATACGCAGGGAGCCGTAGAATTAAGAAACGGTTGGGATTTCTCAAAGACAAGAGCAAAACTAAAAGATCCAATTGTTAAAACGTCGGAAAAAAGGCTTGCGGTAGTTGCACTTAATGTAATAAGACTTTCTGGTGAAGACCTAGGAATTTCTGTTAGAGATTTTGACGTGCAGATAAATCATAGTCCGCAAGACAATATGTACACAAAGGCACAGACATTGACCGTCCTTTTGCAAGCGGGAATACATCCAATTATTGCAATCAAAACGGTTGGATTGTGGGGGGACGCAGAAAAGACGTTTCTTTTATCGAAGCCTTATATTGACAATATTTACAAAACAATTGACGATGCAGAAGAGCAGGAAGTTAAGGCTCAAAACATAGTGGATCAAATAAATAATAAGCAAAATGAAACAGTTGCCGAGTAAAAGGTGGCTGTTTTTATTTTATAAAATATGCACCTGTGCGTTAAACAGGAGAAATCACATGTTGAGCGAACAACGTAAAAAAGCGTAGTGAACGGAGGTAATCTTATGACAAGAGAACAGGCAAAGCAAAATCTTATTTCAATTGGAGTTGAAGAGCCTACAGAAGATCAGATCAGTAATTATCTGAATCAATTGAATGGCGAGACCCAAAAAGAAAAAGATAAGGCAAAGCAGTACAAAGAAAAAGCTGAAAAGGCTGACGAGTTGCAGGAAAAGATTGACGAATTAGAAGCTGGAAATTTGACAGAGCTTGAAAAAGCAAACAAGGCTTTAGAAACTGCTAATAAGCAAATAGCAGAAATGAAGAAATCTAATGCAATTAGAGATCAGAGAGAAGCAGCAATGACAAATTTTAAAATTACTGCGGATCAATCAAGAACCGTTGTTAAAGATGATGGAAGTATTGACTATGCAGAACTTGGAAAGATTATGTCCGAAAAAGAAACAGCTGCGGCACAGGCAAAGGAACAAGAGATTGCTCAAAATCAGGATATTCCGGGCGGCGGCAGTAATGGTGAAAAAGATGGAACTGAAAGTAAAGGCGCTGAAATGGCTAAAAAATACAATCAACGCTATGTAATCGAACAATAAGTTTGGAGGTATAAAGATGGCTTATATGAAAACTACCAGTTATACATCTGGTGTAAATATTTTGTCCAGTGAAGTTGGACTTGTATTAAAGACATTTGAAGGTACTAAGGCAATGGCTACTACGGTAGGCGATAAAAAAATAATTAAAGCCGGAGCAGTAGTACCTACTAACGATTCTTCTGCAAAGGGAATTGTTTTTGAAGATGTTGACATTACGGATGATGATAAAAAACCTATTTCCGTAATTGTTGCCGGCAGAGTAATTAAGGAAAATCTGCCTGTTACTGTTGACAGTGGTGCCGAAACTGCCCTTAAGGCAAATGGCATTTATTTTGATTAAATTACGGAGGTAAAGAAATATGCCTAGTGTATTATCTATGATTACAGACAAGGATAGACTGGATTTTTCACAGAACTATTCTATTGCAAGAAACTATGTTGGTGATCGTCTTTTCCCTGATATTAAGACCGAGAACCTTGAAGCAGAGTACGAAAGACTTTCCGAGGGAATGGATCTTCCTACCGCAGCAATGGTACACGCATTTGATACCGAAGCTGCTATTGGTGTAAGACCTGGATTTGAAAAAGTAAGCGTAGAAAAGCTGCTGATTAAGGAAAAAATCAACCAGTCTGAAAGATTACGCCAGTTGCTGAATCATGGCGTAAGAGAAAGCAACCTGATTGACTATGTATATGACGATATGGGTCGGCTGTCTGATTCTGTAAAGACAAGAACTGAAATCGCAAAAATGGAGGTTATGTCTACCGGTAAAATGACTATTAACGAAAATGGTCTCAATTTTGCTGTTGACTTCAAAGTAAATAAGTTTAAGGCACTGAAAGGCTGGGAAGATCCTACTCATGATATTCTTGGTGATATTGCGGATATGGTCCAGATGGCTCTTGATAAGGGATATGTTGTCAATACTGTACTGACTTCTACCAAGATGAGATCTTATATGCTTAAGAACGAAGGAATCATGAAAGCTATTAAGGGAGTAAATTTTGTCGGAATGGCAATCACTCCTGCGGAAGTTTCAAACCTGTTGCTTAGCCTTTATGGTCTCACTATGGTAATTGACGATGATATGTACGGAATTGTCAACAGAGAAAATACCACAAGAACGCCTAAAAGATTTTTGCCGGATAACGTATTTACTCTTTATGTATCTACCGGAAACGGGAAAATTGGTACTGGTCTTTGGGGTGTTACTCCAGAAGAAGAAAAAGCAAGCACATTTACAAACTTGTCTCAGAAACAATTTATTACTATTTCTCAGTGGGCAACACCGGATCCTGTTGCTGAATGGACTAAAGCCAGCGGAGTATTTATTCCGGTAATTCCTAATCCTTATGGAATTGTAATCGGTAAACTGACCGAGGGTGAAAGTGGATTAGACACTTTGGTAGTAAATAGTTCCGCTAGCCAATCTACTACTGGATATACAAAGGTGACTGTTACTCCGGCAAAAGGATCAAACAATTCTTACAAGTATAAGGTAGCAGATGATTGCAAACTTCCTTCTTATCTCGGAAACGTAAAGACTTATGCAACATGGGACGGAGTTTCTGAAATTGAAGCGACAACCGGCAAAGAAATTATGATTATCGAGTGTGATTCCAATTACAGAGCAGTAAAAGCAGGAATTACCAAGGTAACAGCAAAGGATGACTAATAGGTGACTTCTATGGAAGAATATAGTATTTTAGAACAAGTCAAAATCAGATTAGAACAATTTCATATTGAGAATGAGGATGGCGAGGACAAAGTAGTATTCGACCACAAAGAAGAAAATCCGCTTTTAAATCAGTTGATTAAGCAGGCAGAGAATGAATTGATTGGCAAAAGGGTGTACCCAAAAGAATATACGGAAGAACAGATTCGTGACGATTTAAAGAGATTTAATGATGTCATAGTAAATCTCGTTGTATACGATCATTCACAGGCAGGAGAAAGTTTCATGGATTCTTATACAGAGAATGGAGTAAGCAGGAACTGGAAAGACCGAAACGACTTGTTTGTTGGGGTATATCCTTTTGTCAACTTTTTATAGAAGAATGTGCGTTACCATTTGGTAGCAGGCGGCATACAGAAAGTGGTGGAGGGCAGTATGTCAAAACAAGGAGATATGGAATGAAAGAATTTTTGTTACAAACTTACACAGTTGTGTTGCCTATTTTGTTAGGGTATATTGTTTGGCTCCTAAAGCAGCAGAAAAAAGACAGGGATGCAAATAGCAAAGGTACAATGCTTCTTTTGCGTGTGCAACTCATAGAATACCACGATAAGTACATGAAATTGGGAGAAATTCCGAGTTATGCGTATGAAAATTTCGTAGAAATGTACAACGCATATCATGCACTTGGAGGAAATGGAATGGCAACAAAAATGTACGAAGAGATAAAGGAAATAAGACTAAAAAATGGAGGTAAAGACTAATGGATTTTACACAAGTTGGAACTTGCATAGCAATCATAGTTATTTGCTATCTGATTGGAATTGGTGCAAAACTTATTCCTGGCATCAAAGATGATTACATTCCGGTTATTGTCGGTGCTTTCGGTGGAATCCTTGGAGTGGTAGGATTGTATGTCATCCCAGACTTTCCGGCAAACGATATTTTGAATGCAATTTCGGTGGG